TATGCCGGTAAATCCGGTAGCTTGACGTAATCTAATTAGTTGAGCAAGCGGGTTATTACTAATTTTAATCTTATCAATCTGCTCCTTGATTTCTGCCTTAACCTCATTATATATAGTAGTTTGAGCTTTATTCATTTCTACATATTCTGTACTGTTGATTTTATCCGGTAAATCTAAGGCGTCTTTCTTTAATCTTCTAAGCATTAGGCTATCCAAATTTTCTTGCAATTCTCCAAGATTTCTATATCCAACTACTTCATATCCACCATAGCCACCCATTACACAATAATGTTTTTTAAATTGATAAAATGAATGCCTTTCAAACCCTAACCATTTTAATACTATAAATAAATCAAGTGGGCTATTCATTAAAGGTGTCCCTGTCATTGCTATTCTAGTTTCTGGAGCTATTTTTAGAATTGCCTTTCCTTGTTGTGATGCAGGATTCTTACATTTATGAATTTCATCTATTGCTACCATTCCAATTGTTCCATCATCACATAGCTCTTTAATCTTATTGCAAATATCTTTATCTCTTAAACTTTCTACATTAGTTATTAGGAAGTAGCTTTCTGGTAGATTAGTTAAGTCTGCTAATTTATCTTTGCCTGAGCCTACAGCGGCTTTACCTTTACCATTATAACGAGTTCCTAATATCCAACTACTTTCATTACTATGAACGCCAATTTCTGCCTGCCAGTTCCATTTCAACCCATTAACCCCACAAATGATTAAGCAATGTTTATATTTCTTAGTAATCTTCTTTGCTACCGCTATATCAATAACCTGCTTTGTTTTTCCAAGTCCTTGCTCATCTCCTAATAAGAATCTGTCATATTTTAGCCCATATTCAAATCCTTCTATTTGATGTTCAAATGGTTTTGTCTTAAATTCAAACCCGTCTGGAATAATAGCTACTCTTTCTTTCTTTTGATATTCTCCTGTTATTGTTATTTCTCTTTTTCCTGCATTATTAACAAAGTTAATTAATCTTCTTGCAGGTATTTCCCATAATTTTTCTTTTGAATGCCAAAATCTATTAGGTTCATTTCTTAATATATTCACTAATTCAGCATCATATGGAAAGCTTATGAAAGCACTTCTATCTCCGTTAACCTTAACGGCTTCTTTTACTTCAATGTTTATCATTTTATTCCCTCCTTGTTAAAGTTTTTAAGTGGATTCTCTATCCTTAATAATATTATATAACATATTAATTAAAAAGTCAAGCATTTTTTAATTTTTTTAATAAAAAAAGAGATGATTATTATATCATCTCTTGATTTTACTACCTTCTAATTAAAAAAAAATATTTAATTATTTATTTAATTTTTTATTTAATGTTGCTACTGCTTGTTCTATTAATCTGTTAATTCGTGATGGTGTTAAAAATAGCTTAGCATACCAGGGCAATTTTTCATATATTCTAACAGTTACAGTTGCATATTTTAACTCCCCTGTTTTTCCTCCAAATTCTTTTTCCGCTTCTGCTACAAGACTAAGTGATAGCTGGTTTAGAAAATCCTTTTTTAAAAAATTAAACATTCTTATCATCCCCCTTTTAAAATTTTATTTACTTCTTTCTGTATATTAGTATAATTATATCCTGCTTTTATTAATTTTTCTTTTCTATCTGCTCCATTTCCCCATTTTCCTTGCAATACTTCTTTTGCTACCTGCTCTTCAGATTTTAATATATTATCAATATTTAAATAATTGATAAAAGGCAATTTTCCATGTTTCGTCCACATTCTGCTTGCATTTTGCATAGTAGGGGATTTAATATTTAATACTCTTGTTATCTGCACCCCATTTTTCCAAGCTGGGCTGCATTCTACAACTTGAGCATTTCCAATATAAATTCCGACGTGATTTTTCATCCACATCAATTCCCCAATCTGAACGTTATCAAAATTTGTAGATATATCAATACATTTTGTTATTAGCATATTAGCTGATATATCGTCAAGATTATTACTATTATATATAGCTCCTCCATAATTTTTATTCTTATCTCCTTCCCATCCCCAAATGATTGACTTTATTAGGTTCACACAGTCAAATCCAAATGTATCCTCCGTTGCATTATCTATCATTTTCTGCCTTTCTATCTGTTTATTATAGTTATGGTTATTTTTATATCTTGCTTTATTTTGTATATTAAGAGGAGCTCCAAAACATCCCATCACGTACAGTGTTTTATAGTTTTTTTCTATGTCTAATAATTTTTCTATAAATTGTAAATTATTCATTTTTCACCACCTTTTCTATTTATCGTACCAATTAGATACTGCTGACTCCTGCATAAATTCTGTCATTTCCATATTAGTTTGATTATAATATTTTATCGCGTCTTCCATTACCCCGTTTATCTTTCCTTCTTTTATTGCTATTGAGTTTGCATATGATAATTTTCCAATTGCTTTTATCATATGCATTGTCAACAAATTTTCTTTTTTCCTTGCTTGTATATATTCTTTATTTTCTTTTTCTCGCTGTTTTTCTATATTTTCCAATTTCAGCCTTTCCAACTTTCTTTCCTCTTCAATTTTTCTATCTCTTCTTGTGCATTGAAACTGTACATACCAAATAAAAAGTGCAGAAAAAATAGGAGAAATAAAAGCTAAAAATTGTGAATTAGTTGACATATATTATCCTCCTTATTCCATAATTACAGTTCCTTTGCCCACCCACCATCCCTTTTTCATTATGGTTATTCAGTTAATTCCTCAAGGTCAAGAGCTATAAGTTCTTCCTTTACAGCTTCTTTTAAGATTGCAGGTACTTGTGCATAAGTCTTTCTACCAGCAATTATAAGAGCTACATATACTATAACCATATCTATTCCTCCTCTCATTATTGTAAAGATTAACCATAATTTAGCCAACATAAGGTTCACCAACGAATTCCTGATATTGTTCAGCAGTTAATTCGCCACGTACTACATATTCTTTTAGGGCCAATTTTACCTCGTCTTTAATCTGTGTAGGAACTTCTTCAAAGGTTTTCCTACCTGCTACAATTAACGATGCATATATCTTTGCCATTAGCTTTTCCTCCTTACACTATTATCTTTTCAAATATTTCTGTCAGTGCCATTTTGTTATCTAAGTCTGCCTCTACTAATTTATCAAGCTGTTCATTTAATAAGGCTATATATTCATCTTTATCATATTGAATCTCATGATAACTGAATAGGTCTTGAACTGGATTACCTTCAATATCCTCAAGTATAGGGGTTATGTCATTTCTTACATACACTGTATCCTTTCCTACGGTTAATTGAACCGCCTGAGTTGAACTCCCTTGTCTTATTCCCATATCTTTCATAAGGCATTACCTCCCTTTCTTTAATTTGCTTTTGATAATATTCATCTAAGTAAGTTTGAATAGGGTCAATGTATTTTTTACTTAATCTATAACTACTGCACCATATTAACCACCCCTTATAAGAATTAGCTGAACTCCATTCTGAATAATTTAATTTATGACCTTGGCTACATTTCTTTCTAATTTTTAGCATTTGTTTCTTAAATCTTTTACAAGTAGATTTTCTTAATAATTTGTAACCATAGAAATGTCTATAACCTACAAAGTCTATACCTCTAATTGCGGTTGGGAACACCTGCCAATTATCTTTGATTTTTAACTTGAGTTCATTATCCAAGTATATATCCATTTCCCGTTTTAATTGGTGTAAATATTCTTTCGAATGATGTAGAATAACTATATCATCCATATATCTAACAACATACTTAACTCTCTTTACCTCTTTTAGCCAATGGTCGAAATATGCTAAATAGAAGTTTGCAAGAAACTGAGATAAATATGAACCTATTGGGACACCTTTATTTTCTGGAGTGCTTTCTATTATTTTATCTAAAATACTAAGTAATCTTTTATCCTTGAATTTCTTTCGTATCAATCTTTTTAAGATACTATGGTTAATGTTTGGATAGAACTTACTAATATCAACCTTTAAGCAATATTTAGTACCTTCTTTATCTTTCATATATTTATCTAACAAAGATGAAGCTTTATGAATACCTCTACCCTTTATTGAAGCGCAGGTGAATGTTGTAAACACCTGCATGAATATATGCTCAACCTGTAACATGATAGCCCATTGAATAATTCTGTCTGGATAGTAAGGTAATTTACATAATTCTCTTTCTTTACCTTTGTCATTTATCACTGAAATTTCATAAGTGCTAACTTCATAAGTTTCTTTTTTAAGCATCTTCTGAATCTCACTTAAATAATAATCTTCGTTAGCATCCACCATTTTAACTTCTTTATAGTAGGTCTTATCTTTTCTCGCATTTTTATGTGCGAGTTTTAAGTTTTTTATATCATATATTTTCTCATATATGTTTCCGTATCTTTTAATGTTCCTGACCTCCATTGATGTTTTTTGATGTTGAACCTTCCTTATTAAGTATCAGTACAACTTTTTTACTTTTTATGTTTTGGCAAGAGCCAGGGTAATGGTTGCACGTGGGTCAATATTAAAAACATTAAGTGCGTGCCGATATTAGCATTCGAATTCGAAGTGGTATTATTCACTTGCAAATAGAAAGTTCCCGTATTCGAAGTATTACTCCAATTACTGCCAAAATTCGTAACACAGGAAGAATTCAAATTCGTATAATCTAACTCCCATTACCCAAATTATTAACTTATAAAAACATCAAGCGCGCGCCGATATNAGCATTCGAAATCGAAGCGG